TGGCTCCAAATCTTCGTTGTATTCCGCCGCCATACGCTTGATGCGAGTGTCATAAGCCTTCACGCCGCGCTGACGAGCTACTTCGTACTCGTCAATGCGGTTTTCCAGCCAGTTCCAAAAATTACCCATCACTTTCTCCTTCGGGCGGCTTACGCCGCCTCTCCTAAGCTGAACTTATCGAATCCGAATGTGGCGCAGACAAACAGTTGCCCGTTGATCTCGCAGATGTCACCAATAGACATGCTGGCGCACATTCGGTGTCGGGTGATCTTCTCTGGTTTGTCCCAGAGATTCATCGCGCCGTAGGCCGACTCCAGTGCGCTCCACTCGTCGGTGTCTGGCACCTCGACGGTTACAACAAGTTCGTACTCATGGAAGTTTGCAGCAGCGAACTCTGCCACTGCCTCGTCACCAGCGAATTGCAGAAGGCGCTTGTCACCCCACTTGCTAATGCGGTCGGTGGCCTCAAAGCCGATGTTTTCTAGCTCTACCCGTTCCATTTCGGTCAGGTTGAATTGGTATACGTTTACTTTCATGTCGATCTCCTTTGCTATGGCCCCATTATACAGCTCCCGTGTCCATGTGCAACTATGTATACACACAAAAGTACAAATAAATGAACTTTTTTTTGGTAGATCGTTGGCATACACTGAGGCTCTGAGATAAATCCAGCCCCGGCGACTGGCTCAGCAGACGTTACGAAGACTCTGGGGCGAATCCTTTCGTAAGAGGTAATACCATGTCACAGACAACATTTTCAGGCCCAGTTAGATCGCTGGGCGGCTTCATCACCGCAGGCGTAAATAGCAGCGTTAGTCTGTCCGCAGACACCACGCTGACCGTGGCTGCTCATGCTGGCAAGATCATTCTGCTGAATGACGCAGACGGCAAGTTTACTTTGCCATCAATTGTTTCCACCACCCCTACAGATCCCACGTCACCTAACCAAGACAACAACATTGGTGCGTCTTTCTTTTTCTACATTGAAACCGCAGCCACTGATTTGGACATCCTCACCGATGGCACTGACAAGTTCAAAGGCGCAGCTATGGTTGCTGTAGATGACAGCACTAAAAAAGCTTTCTTCCCAGCCGCAGCAAATGACGTGATGACTTTCAACGGCTCAACCAAGGGCGGTTTGGTCGGCAGTGTCATTCAGGTAACGGCAATCGATGCTGCCAGCTACCTCGTTCATAACACTTTGTTGCTTGGTTCAGGAACGATTGTTACGCCTTTCGCTGACGCTTAATCCACAAAATAGGAGATAGGCAATGGCAGATGCAGTAACAAGCCAAACCATTCAGGACGGCGAGCGCAAAGCCGTCCTTAAATTCACTAATATCAGCGATGGTAGCGGTGAGTCTGCGGTAACAAAGATTGACGTAAGCGCGTTGACTGCGAACAGCGCAGGAAAAGCTTGCACAGAAGTGGCTGTCGCCAAGATTTGGTGGCAGTGCGTTGGCATGGGCGTTGAGTTGCTCAACGACGCTACTTCAGACACGTTGATCATTGGGCTTTCGCCTGACTCGAATGGCTTTCACGATTACTCAGACTTTTCTGGCATCCCTAACGACGCGGGAAGCGGAAAGACGGGTGACGTAAAGTTTACGACGATTGGCGCAAGCAGCAGCGACACCTATACTGTGATCGTTGAAGTGTTGAAGACTTACGGCTAATGGCTGATACAAGCGATGTAAAGCGAACTAAGTCGGGCAGGCTCGTCTATCGAGGCGAGTCTTTCTCCGGCTATAACAAACAGAAAAGAACGCCCGGCGAAAACAAGAAGTTTGCGGTTCTAGCCAAAAAAGGCGATCAAGTAAAGATTGTGCGCTACGGTGACCCCAATATGGAGATCAAGCGCGACAGCCCAGAGCGTCGGCGCAACTTTCGCGCTCGCCACAACTGTGATGCGGTTCAAAAGAAGAAGGACGTATTCGCAGCTTCCTATTGGTCTTGCAAAAATTGGTGATTTGATATGACTGTAATGTTCATGACCGACGCTGGTCGTAAAACTGGTGATTCCAAAATTGACAGACTAGCGATGGAGTACGAAGACAAGTACGGCCAGCCTTTGACCGACGCCCAGATAGAAAGATTAGACCAGCTTTCCGGCTCTCCAGAATACGGTAATTATGGGCTTGACACGTCAGGATTTGCGTCTGACGCGCCCTTTGGGAGTCCTCAAAGGGAATCTGAGCTTAATGCGTACATGCAAAATTTGCAGGACGAGAGAAATGCAAAGCGAGCAAATTTTACATTGGAAAATTTAGGCATTTCACCCGATCAGACTAGTCCATTTACACAGCCCACAGCTCCCCAAGATCCGATGCAGGGCGGTATCGGCGGTTTACTTGAGGCGGTAGGGAAAATGGAGCAGATGCCACAGCCGCCAACCCAAAACCGTGGGCCGGTTCTTGGTCAAGGGCCGGGCAAGGGTCGCAGACCGATTTTTGAGGGTGGGCCAGTGCCTTTGCCGCCTCAAAAAAGCAGTCGTGGAATGGGTGATATACAAATCTCTCCGATAGAGCGAGGGCCAGACCCAAGGCTCATGGGCAACATGAGCTTTATGGAGTTCGCTGCGTTGCCAGTCGAAGAGCGCCTAAAAATGCGTCAAGAAGGTTTGAACACTATCGGAAACCGGGATGTTGGCTCACAACCCAAGCTGCCACCACAAATGCCAGACATGATGCAGCAGCTTCAAGAGGCGCTTAGGCAGAAGCAGATGGGTGGCGCTTCACCTCAACCGATGCCTACACCCCGTGGAGGCAGAGGTGGTTTTTTTGGCAAATTAAGAACCAAAATTGATCGCCTTAACCAGCAAATGGAGCAAAAGCAAGAAGCGCCCCCCATGCAACAAAGACGAAGACCCCGTGGAGGTTTGTTTTCTCAGTTAAGCAAGAGTATTCCGCAGGATAGAAGAGAACGCCTAGCCAGAAAAATCCCACAAGATCAAAGAGCAAGGCCAGTGGGCAGAAGCTTGCTGACAAAAGGCAGGGGTCGCCCAGACATGGAAGAGATTCGCAGACAAGTTATGCAAGGCATTGACGTGCGCGGGATTGGAATGTAATGGCTGAATCCAATGACCTACAGGCTGCGCTAGACGAGTACGGAAGCTCTGCTTCGCCATACTCGGCTCTCGATCAGTATTTGATGCAGCAGCCAGTGTATGACAGGGGGCCAAGAGAAGCGCCAGTAGCGCCTACTATGCGAACCCTTGAAGCCAACATGCCTGACGTTGATGATCAGTTTGCCAGTCAATATGAAAAAATCATGGCAGAGCAAACAGCGGCAAACGAAGATGCCGAGGCTTCACGTCAAGCCGAGATCGACGGCCTGCGAGATTTATTGCGCCAAGATCTTGCGACCTCCGAAGAGGCGGCGCTTGGTCAGAGATCAGAGCTGACAAAAACACTAGAAGATCAGATAGAAAGTATGCGTCGAGGCGTTGACGCAGAGAATTTGGATTTACGCCAAGCTGGTTTGGATGAGAGAGCTGCGTTGGCGCAACAGATAGAAGAGGGCGACAGATTAGTGCGTCAAGCACAAGAAACTGCCGCAGGCTCTTTGCAGGATCGCATTGCCACTTTGTCTGGCGACTTGTCAGACATAACGGGCACGATTGACGCAAATTACGCTCAGCTTGATGAGGTTCAAAAGAACTCTGCTGACGCGACTCAAGGTGAAATAGATTCTCTTAATCAACAGCTTGAGAGCTTGTATACCGATGTGGAGTCCGGAAACGCTGCCCAGTCTGAAGCTATACAAAGCGAGACAGCCGACCTCGTTGCTGGCTTAGAGGCGCAGATAGGCGGTTTGACGGACAACCTTGGCGCGTTGCCACTAGAGTCAATTCAATCACAGCTTGCGGCGGTAAACGATCAAACTGCTCAGTTTCAACAGGCGGTGGATTCGGCTACTACCGAAAGAGCTGACTTAGCTTCTCGCATTGACGCTTTGCAATCCTCTGGCTTGACCCAAGATGACTTGAGCGGCTTGTCGCAAACCATCGCAGGGCAGCGTCAAACAGAGATATCATCCGCACTGAACCCAGTGCAGCAACAGATCGATGCGTTAAAGGGTCAAATGCCCGGTGAGGTTGACACCGAGGCGCTACGCAAACAGATCACCGATGACATAATGGCTCAGATGGCGAGCCAACAGCCGCCTGCAGCCACGACTACGCCAATCACGGTCGGTTCTGCTGAAGGGCAACAAGGTATCGTCGTTGAGCCAGAAATGGGTGCCTATGCTTTTGGCCCATCTGCATCTGAAGCTGGTGGATTCAACCCTTATGGTGGGGCTGGTTCTGACGCAAGGGATTATATGCAATATGATCGTGGCGATTACGCCAGAGGCACAGCTCCCAAACAAAATACGATGGTTCAGAGTCAAATGACTGGGCGGGTTGGTGACTTTATTCCAGATATGCGCGACATAATGCAAGTGGGCCAGTGAGGTATATGTAATGGCTAGTGATGTACCAAAGAACGTAGCGAACCCTTCTCTTTACAAGAAGGCGAAGGCAAAAGCCAAGGCCAAGTTTGACGTTTACCCAAGCGCATACGCCAACGGCTGGATGGTGCAGGAGTACAAGCGGATGGGCGGAACGTACAGAGGCAACACAGGCGGTGAGGTGACGCTCGATCCAAAGAAAAGCGATCTCAACAATGACGGCAAGCTTAGCGGTTACGAGCGCAAGCGTGGCACCGCAATAGCCAAAAGCATGGCAAAGAACATGAACGGGGGCGGAACTGTGATGGTTCAGGGCCGTGGTTGTGGTGCTATCATGCCAAGCAAGCAAAAGAAAACGAGAGTACCCCGTGGGTAAGCCACAAGGCGGACTCAAAAAATGGTTTGGCAAGGGTAAAGGTGGCAACTGGGTTGACATCTCAGCGCCAAAAAAAGGCGGTGGCTTTGAAAAGTGTGGTCGCAGTAGCGCCAGCGATTCTGATCGCGGTTACCCTAAGTGCGTACCCGCAGAAAAAGCTGCGAGCATGAGCAAGAAGCAGATCGCTTCAGCGGTTAGCCGCAAGCGGTCAAAGAAACAGGGTGTTGGTGGCAAGCCTACCAATGTCGCAACTTTCGCTAAAGACGGAGGCGAGATCATGAAGAGCAAGATGGGTACGAAAGGCGGCGCAATGGGCGGCAAGAAAAAGATGATGATGCCCGGCGGTATGAAGAAGGGCGGGTCAGCCATGAAAGCCAAAGGTATGGCTAAAGGCGGCGCTATGAAGACCAAGGGCTACGCAAAAGGCGGTGCCATGAAAGCCAAGGGTATGGCTAAAGGCGGAGCAGCTAAGGGCGGCATGAGAAAGCCCTCTAGCAAGAACAGTGGTCTATATGGCCGCAGCTAGTGGCCTATCTTCAAAGCAATATCCCACACTTCAAGGCGTGGGTTAGAAGAGAGTACACGGTCAACCATGAGCGATACCACGGCGAGTTTTTACACGCTATGGTTATCGCTGTGACCACAATGCCGACAAGGTGCTTGAGCTTTCAGGTCATATTTACGGGCGCTGAGACTTACGACGATGACGAAGAACCAAACGTACATGGCGGGGCTATGTGGGCGAGAATGCCAATTACGGCGCTGGTTGCCGACACGCCCTTTGATGAGTGGCCTGAACCGATGCCTGTTTGGGCGGCGCAGCCTTGGGACTGTTCTTCTCATAACCACTCTGTTTATGTCTTAGATCGCGCAACACCGTGCCCTTGGCTTGCCAAGATTGATGGCGAGTTCTATCCCGCGAAGTATTATTTCACTGTTGATTACACCGAGAATGAAATAGCGGATGATCCAGCGCAGCACAAGCAGAGCCATGTTATGGAGCTTTTAGATGCTGGCAAGTGGACGGGGAATATCGTGGCTTTGCCTAATAATCGAGTGAGAGTGACACACCCAGCGTGGTTTGAGACGGGCGAAGGCGCTCCAGACTTCAGACCAAGCCAGCATATCCATTACAGCAAAAGCGATTTAGACTACACTCTTGACGTAAATCAGGTTTTCGACAACCTATACGCAGGTAAAAAAGATGGCGGTAAGCGGAAGTAAAGACTTTGAGTTAGACGTAGCCGACTACGTTGAAGAGGCGTTTGAGCGTTGTGGCTTAGAGCTTCGCACGGGCTACGACCTCAAGACGGCTAATCGATCTTTGAACCTGATGCTTGCGGAGTGGGCTAACCGTGGTCTGAACCAGTGGACGATCAACCAGAAGGTGTTGTCGATGGTCAAAGACACGACCTCTTACACGATTGACGCAACTACACCGACTGCAACGATTGACGTGCTAGACGTATTTATTCGTGAGACCTTGGGCGGCGTATCAACAGACGTGCCGCTCACTCGCATGTC